ATGCAGTCAATCATGTGGAAAGACAGAGGATGCTACCAACTCCAACGACAAGAGACTACAAGGATTCAGGCAACATAAACAATTGGAAGGAGAACAGAGAGAGGATGAGTTTGCCAAGAGCAGTTTACCAACAACAAAACACAGGGCAACTCAATGCAGAATGGGTTACATGGCTGATGGGTTATCCGAAGCATTATCTGGACATTTCTCCGAAGAACCAAAAGACATCCCAAGAGTTGCCCAAAACCAAAAAGACAGGACAAAAAAGTTGAAAGCATTAGGTAATAGTATCGTGCCACAGGTTGCAGCAGAAATATTATATGCCATCAAGGTTGCAGAAGATGAAAGTTAAGCTCTGTCTACGTTGTAGGGTTGCACTATGTAACCATAAATGCCCTATATGTGGGTTACACCAATGAGTGAAACATTCATTATTAAGTCATCTTTGAAGGATAATTACTCCATCATTCCCAATGATATAATCAATAATGAAAGATTGGGTGCAGATAGTGTAGCTGTGCTCATATATCTACTATCTAAGCCTTCAAACTGGATTGTTAAGCCTAGTAACATACAAAATAGATTTGGCTTCGGTAAGGACAAATCATACAAGGTTATAGCTGATTTAATAGAACAAAAATACATAGTGAGAGAAGAGCACAGAGAAGATGGCAAGTATGCTCAATTCACCTACTATGTTTATGATTCACCATTTCCGTGTTTATCGGATACGGCTTTATCGGATACGGCAAACAAGGACATTACTAATAAAAGAGATATACTAAGTAAAGAAAAGATACAAATGGCAGAACAGGAAAATCCTGTTCCACAGAATGAATGGCAGTATTATAAAAATGTTCTTGCAGGATACACTTCTTACAAAGATGGGGAAAGTATATTGGGTCAATTATTTAAAATGGCTCATAAGTCTGGTTACAAAGAAGAAGCTGAAAAGGACAAAATAGTTCTTAGTGTTTTAAAGAGGGGTTTGGAGAATGAGCCAAAAGGAAATGTTCGTGCTTATCTTTTCAAGGTCTTTGATAACTTAACCAGTGAAAACAAGTATGAGGATACGGAGCAGACTAAGTGGGAGATTTATGCTGAACAATGGAGCAGAGGTAAGTGGATCATCAAGGATTGTCCTAGACCAGACACTGTAGAGTTTCTTTCACATTGTCCTCAGAAATATCAACATTTATTTGGAGTAAATCATGGAAGCTGATGAATTAGCCGATAGGTTTGAAGATATGGTGGATGTACTGTCGAGATTACCACCTGCGATTAAGAAGCAGAAAAGCACTGCCTGGTTTGATTATGTCAATGACCCTAATACTGCTTATGGGTATGGAGATGTTAGATTGTCTAGACCAAAGCCAACTCCAAAACAAATAACTGAAATGGATGAAGCTCTTTTATGGGTCAATATGCTTGAGAGTAAAGAAGAACAAAGATTGATATGGGCAAGAGCACACAAGTTTCCTTTAAGGAAAATAGCAGGTCTTATGGGTATATCAAAAGACACTGTAAAGTATCGTTGGATGGCAGCTTTAATTAAACTTTCAATAAAGTTGAAAAAAAAATGATTATCTACCTAGACAAGTCAGACAAAAACTGTATAGGATTTTTATATGATGCCGATTTGTCTGTTATGTGTTCCTACTCCAAACTAGATTCGCCTTACAACAAGTCGGCACTATGAGAAAAAATCAATATAAACCAGGTATAGATTGGACCGAGATAGAAGCAAGAGTTCGTAGTGGAGAACCTTTGCTGAGAATATCTAAAGATTATGATATTTCAAGACAAGCTATTATTAAGAGGTCTAAGAAAGAGGGTTGGTTAGATAGTAACAAGAAAGTTAGGTTAGCTAAGAAGATAGTTACATCTGTAACCAAACATGAAAGTGTAACCCAAAAGACGGAAGTGAAACCTTTTAGTCATCATGTACAGAAGAGCTTTAAGGATAAGCCAGAGACAGTAGACAGTATTCTAAGGCTACTAAGGGAAGGCAATCCAAGAAAGATAGCTGCACAAGCTAGTGGAATAAGTGTACATAGTTTGAGTAGGTGGATAGACAAGGATGAACAGTTTGCCAATAATGTACGCAAAGCCGAGAGCATGGCTGTTGCTGACAGGTTGCAAAATATCACCAAAGCAGGAAAAAGAGGTGATTGGAAGGCAGATAGTTGGTTCTTAGAGAGAACACAGAGAGATATATTTGGTGATAAAGACAGTAAAAACAATAGTTTAGCTGTTCAGATAAATATTAATCGTGGTAGCTCAGAAGAAACTGTAGATATACATACCACTGATAACAAATCAGTTGACTAATCTTCTGTAACCTACGGATTTGCTAGGGTTTGTAAATGTAACTAGACACTTTTACTAGACTACCCCCCTAGTCAGACCCCACTGGGTAGGTCGGTTTGCGAAGACGAAGACGATATACAAACACGCACCCACGCACAAAAAATTAAAAAACACCAGGTTGCACAATGGCACAAAAAACAATTCGTTTAGATTACACTCCACAACCCAAACAAGAGTTGTTGCACAAGTGTAAAGCCAAACAAATATTATTTGGAGGAGCAGCAGGGGGTGGTAAGAGCCATAGTTTAAGATGGGATATTATAGCTTTCTGTCTTGAGAATCCTGGTCTAAATGCTTTTGTTTTTAGAAGATCATTACCAGAGTTGGATGCCAATCATATTCAACCCTTGAAGAAAGAATTACCAAGTGAGCTTGGTAGTTATAATGAAACAAGAAAAAGATTTGAATTTTATAATGGAAGTTCCATTCAGTTTCAGTATCTTGAAAGAGATAGTGATTGTGAGAGAATACAAGGAACAGAAATCCATATAGCAGGAATTGATGAAGCAGGTCAGATGAGTGCTTATCAATTAGGTTATATTAAGAGTAGAATGAGACTTGGTTCTTTTGAGCCAAAGCAAAAGGAGTATTTACCAAGATTAGTAATGACTGCTAATCCTGGTGGTCAAAGTCATAATTTTTTAAAGGCTTTGTACATTGATCCTGCTCCTGCAAAAACTTATTTTTATGACCAGACCATGAAAGACCCTAATAATCCAAAGGATAGGGGTTGGCTGACAATGTATATTCCTGCAAAGATGGAAGATAATTCTTATATTGATCCATCTTATGCCAGTTCTTTTAGTGGTTTGCCACATGAGTTAGCAAAGGCATTGAGAGAAGGCGATTGGGATTTAGTCGTTGGTTCTTTCTTTGGTGATATTTGGAAAAGAAACATTCATGTTCTCAGACCTTTTGAGATACCAGAATATTGGTTGAAGTTTAGGTCATTTGATTGGGGTTCAGCTTCTCCTTTTTCAGTAGGATGGTGGGCAGTAGCTGAAGGACATGATGATATACCAGATGGTGCATTGATTAGGTACAGAGAGTGGTACGGAGCATCAGCACCCAATCGAGGTTTAAGACTTACTGCTGAAGAAGTGGCAGCAGGTATAAAAAGCCGAGAAAAAGGTGAAAGAATTGATTATGGGGTAGCAGACCCTTCTATTTGGAAGTTTGATGGTGGTCCTTCTATTGGTGAAAGATTATCAAAGATGGGTATTCGGATGAGAAGAGCTGATAACTCTAGGGTTAATGGTTGGGATCAAGTTCGTCAAAGGATGATGATTGATAACGATACCAGTATGATTTATTTTTTTGAGTCCTGTGTTGATACTATTAGGACATTGCCAATTTTGACCCATGACAAGCATAGGGTTGAAGATATTGACACAACTCAAGAAGACCATGCAGCAGATGACATTCGTTATGCTTGTATGAGTAGACCTTATACAAGAAGACCAGAAGACGAAGATGAAGATATTTGGAGACAACCAACTGTTGAAGAAATGATGAGCAATCTTGATAGAGTATCAAAACCTCATTTTAGGAGATTATAATTGGAAGAATATTACGATAGAGAGCCATCTGAAAAAAAAGATAGAGCTGATTATTGGAATAAAGAAATTGCTAGGGCAAGAAGGTTTGAAGAAGATTGGAGAACCAGAAGTTTCGATATTGTTAGAAGATACCGAGATGATGAGCCATTAAGAGCTGAAAGAAACACAAGAATGAATATATTTCATTCCAATGTTGATACATTGAAGTCAGCTTTGTATTTCAATACGCCAAGACCAAAGGTTACAAGAAGGTTTAAAAGTAATGATCCTGCTGCAAGAACTGTAGCACAGATTACCGAAAGAGCCTTAAAGTATCAGATGGACAGATACAAGTTTGACAGTGAGGTTACCAAAGCTGTCGAAGATATGCTTATTGTGGGCAGGGGTATTCTTAGAATGAGATATGACCCCATCATTGTATCTGGTGAAGTTGAAAAAATAAGAGTTCAAAGTCAAGCCATAACAGGTATTGGTGGATCACCAGAGG